AAGCCGCATAGTTCGCCCGAGCAGCAGAAAGTGACAAGCCGCCATTAGGTCCGCCGCTCACCTCGTCGGGGTTGGCATCATCTTGACCATCATCCTCCCAGAAGCAAACCGGACAAATTTCATACTCGGCACGCGCAGATAGCGTCCGGTGTTTGCAGCAAGGGCAGTGATGATGGCTCATGCGCTGTTATCCGGGATTCGTCAGGCTTAGAAAAGAGGTGATGCATGCCCTACCGCGTCGTTGAATACGACTCTGGCCCCAAGGGTATGCCGGGCATGGAAGCTCTGATCAACGAGTGGGCGGCCAAGGGCTATTCACTTCACCAGGCAGTACGGGAAAGCACATACCGGTGGGTGCTGATCTTCTCCCTCAATGGCTGCGTAAAGCAGCCCGATAGCTCGCCCGCCTCATGAGGCACAGTTTTGAGTCGTGCTGCGTTCTTACTCTGCGTCCTCAGCAGCTTTCGCCGCCTGAATCCCGCGCTCAATTCGTGCAGTTAGAACGAACAAGAAGTTGCCGAGCGCTTCTGCGAAGCCGACCGACTGTCTTGCTTCTTCCCAGGAGACGTGCGGCTTCTCAAGATCCGCATGTCGCGGTCTATTAGAACCGAGCCTGACCGAGTGAGCCCAATCGGCCATGCCTTGCGTAAGCACATTATCTGCGAGCGCTTTGTCTATCCTGTCGTAAAGGCTACCCTTATCGTAGCCTTTCGCCTTAAGCATTGCGTCGACCGCACTCCCCGCCATCACAGCGGCGGCATCGGGGGCATGGAGCGTATCGTACGCCTGTTGAAGAAATGTTCGCGCTACTGGCGGGATATCCTCGTGTGCCTGCTTTTCACTCGGATAGATCTCAGCGGCGGAGTTATCGATGTAGGGTCCGTATGCCACTGCGCTTACAGCCGAACCGCAGGTCCGGCATAGATAAACCGCCCAAGCTTTGCGCTGCTGGTTATCTGTTCGAGGGGTTCCCTCACCTTGCTTCGAATGCCACACCCGATACAGCAAGGGTGCCGCGATGCTGCAGTGTGGACACCGCCTTACCCCCGTAAGCTGTTCCATCATCTCCATGTGTGCGTTCCACCCTTCAGCTTGAATGAACGAAAGAAAAGCAAAACGAGGACTTGTGCGCAAGGAGATGATACCGAGACCGGCGCCGCCGTCCTCGCTCTTCGAGGACATCAACTCCCCATCCTTCCTCCCGGCCGAAGACATGCCGGAATGGGTAGAGGCAACATTCCTCGATCCGGCCTCGCCGCTCCACAATGAGGAGCACGCGCACCTGGCGCACGCCGAGCTCGGCTTCCTCTGGACCGTCGTCGACAACAGCCGCAAAGGCCGCCGCATCATCGGCCAGTGCGAGGAGGGGAAGCCCCAGGGCGCCATGGGCAAGTGGGCCCGCGCCCGTGCCGAGATGCAGGTAAAGCAGTGGTTTGGCTTCGTCCCGGATTTCATCATCACGTTGGACGCCGAATACTGCCGGGCATGTGGCGATGCCGAGTTCATGGCGCTCGTCGAGCACGAGCTCTATCACGCCGCCCAAGAGACGGATGCTTTCGGCGCTCCGAAGTTCAGCAGGTCAACCGGACGCCCTGTCTTCACCATCCGCGGACATGACGTAGAGGAATTCGTCGGCGTCGTTCGTCGGTATGGGGCAGATGCAGCCGGCATCCGTGCGATCGTCGATGCCGCCAACCGACCACCAGAGATCGCGAAGGCGCATATTGCGCATGCGTGCGGCACCTGCCAACTCAGGGTGGCGTGAGGTCAGAGGTATTCTAAGGCCTGGCCCTTCTGGCCGTAGCCGAACACCCGAAACCCAGCTTCGGTCTCTTCCCCAGGTAGGTGAATTGTTTTCAGGGCAGCTCTGATCGCATCTCTATGAGCCGGATCATCAGCTTTGATGTCCACGTAGCGAATGCTGGCATAACCGCCTAACCGAAAATGATGGAACCACTCGCGGTCATCGTCGGAATAGTGGCCGTTGATGTCCTTGCAACGCCAGAGCGGGCGCCTATCAAGCGCATGCATCGCCAGGCGCAGTTCGTCCCACTTCGTGTTGTTCATGACGGGGTGCAGGGCATCCAATGATTTTCGCCTTCGGGTGATGAGTCGACCTGACCGGAGCCTGACACAACCATGGCAAAAGGAAAACTCAGTGAGGAGGTGAAAACCTTCATCGTGCAAAGCCTCGCCTGCTTCGACACGCCTTCGATCGTGGTCGACACGGTCAGGAAGGAATTTGGCGAGACGATCACTCGCCAGTCGGTGGAAGGATACGACCCGACCAAGCGGGCCGGCAGCAACCTCGCAGAGAAGTGGAAGCTGCTCTTCGAAGAGACCCGCAAGACCTTCCTAGCGGATACGGCGACAATCGCCATCAGCCACCGGGCGGTTCGGCTGCGCGCTCTCCAGCGCATGGCAGACAAGGCAGAGACCCAGGGCAACATGGTACTGGCGTCCTCACTGCTCAAGCAGGCGGCCGAGGAAGTCGGCGGCGCCTATACCAACCGCCGTGAACTGACGGGAAAGGATGGAAAGGACTTGCCGGTACCAGTATCGCCGGTGACGATCTTCCAGTTGCCCGACAATGGCAGGAGCTGAGCAAGGGCAGGGCGCCCAGACGATCATCCGGCCGCAGCCGGGCCCGCAGACAGCATTCCTCTCCTCGCCGGCAGATATTGCCATCTATGGTGGCGCGGCAGGCGGCGGCAAGACCTGGGCACTGCTCATGGAGCCGTTGCGCCATGTCAGCAACCCAGCTTTCGGCGCGGTGTTCTTCCGCCGCAATCTGACGCAGGTCCGAAACGAAGGCGGCCTTTGGGACGAAAGCGAAAAGCTCTATCCGCACTTGAGCGCGTCGCCGCGATCGGCGCCGGACCTGAGCTGGACGTTCCCGTCGGGGGCAGGCGTCTCATTCGCTCACCTCGAGCACGAGAAGACGATCTACAATTGGCAGGGGTCACAGATCCCGCTCATCTGCTTCGACGAGCTGACGCATTTCTCGGCTAAGCAGTTCTGGTACATGCTCAGCCGCAACCGTTCCATGTGCGGCGTTCGCCCGTATGTGAGAGCGACCTGCAACCCGGATGCGGATAGCTGGGTTGCCGAGTTCATTGCCTGGTGGATCGATCCTGACTCCGGGTTTGCCATTCAGGAACGGGCCGGCGTGCTTCGCTGGTTCATCCGCATCGGCGACACCATCATCTGGGCGGATTCTCCTGAGGAGCTGGCCCACCACGTAAACCCGCTGACCGGCGAACCTATCCCGCCGAAGTCGGTAACGTTCATACCGGCTAAGCTCAGCGACAACGCCATGCTGATGGCGGCTGATCCCGGCTATCTCGCCAACCTGATGGCGCAGCCGACTGTCGAGCGCGAGCGCCTCCTCGGGGGCAACTGGAAAATCAGGCCGGCGGCGGGGCTCCTGTTTCGCCGCGGCTGGTGCGAGGTCGTCGATGCAATCCCGACCGGCGCGCGTTGGATGCGGGGCTGGGATCTGGGCGCCACACCGAAGACCGAAAGCAACGACCCGGACTGGACGGCCGGCACCAAGATCGGAAAGCTGCCGGACGGTAGGTACATCGTCGCTCATCACTGCCGGGATCGGCTTTCACCCTCTGGTGTCGAGCGGCTGATCAAGAATACGGCCGAAGCTGACGGCAAGGACGTGCAGATCTCGCTTCCACAGGATCCGGGGCAGGCGGGTAAATCGCAGGTGACGAACCTGACGAAGCTGTTGGCAGGGTTCACGGTGCGGGCGACACCCGAATCCGGCGACAAGATCACGCGGTTCAGCCCGTTCTCTGCACAGGCCGAAGCAGGAAATGTCTTGGTCCTTCGCGGACCTTGGAATGAGACCTGGTTTTCGTCGCTCGAAGGCTTCCCGGAAGCGACGCATGACGACGACGCCGACAGCACGAGCCGAGCCTTCAACGCGCTTCTGAGCGCAAGCACGTACACGCTGGCGAACGTCTAAGGTTCGAATGCACTAGGCCGATGGGCTCAACAATGTCTCGTCGTACCAGACGTCTTCGTAGCCGTTAGCGATCAAGAACCGCCAGCCCGGAGGCAAGGCAAGGTAGGGTAGAGCCGCAGGACAACGCTCGGAAAGGTGCTCAACATGCATAGGCTTGAAAAAGTCAGCCTCGGTTGAGAGCTCTTCCCCTGCCCAGATAAACCAACCGCATGTCCCACTCTCGGGTGGGTGTCGCAGTCCATTGAGCGGCAATTCTCCGCGCAGGGCGCTGTCAGATATCCCGAGCTTGTCACGATTATCGGGTGGCGTGCTGTTGGCGCTGTAGCGTCCGCAGATATCCATTTGCCGGTCTCCATCCCACGAAGCTCGCGACTATCACAACTTCCAGCAATAGTCGCCACTGCGCGTCGAACAATCTTGTAGGAGCGGGCATGGCCAACATCATCGCGCTCGTCCGCGACAGCCTGACAAACATGGTCGCGAGTCTGGGCACCAGCCGGGACAAGGCAGCGGCAAACGTCTATTCGATGCCGATGCTCACCGACGAGGAGCTGCTGAACGCGTATCGGGGCGCGTGGCTCCCGAAGAAGATCGTCGACATCCCAGCATTCGACAGCGTACGCGCCTGGCGCGACTGGCAGGCGAAGAAGCCGCAGATCGAGGCCATCGAGGCCGAAGAGAAGCGCCTCAACCTCATGGGAAAGCTGCTCGAAACCCGCATCAAGGCGCGGCTCTGGGGCGGCGCTGCGATGGTGATCGGTACCGGCGACCAGGACCTGACGCAGTCGCTCGACGTCGAGCGCATCGGCAAGGGCGGACTGAAATACCTCACCGTCATGACCCGCCGCCATCTCACGGCCGGCGAGATCGATCGAGATCCGGCGTCGGAGTGGTACGGTAAGCCGAAGGTCTACCAGTTGAACTCCGCCGATGGCGTGCAGGTGGAAATCCATCCGTCGCGCCTCGTCATCTTCAATGGCAGCCAGCAGCCGGACGAGGACATCGTCACCACGACCTATGCCGGCTGGGGCGACAGCGTGCTTCTGTCGGTCGTCGATGCGATCAAGCAGGCCGATGGTACCGCGGCGAACATCGCCAGCCTCGTCTTCGAGGCCAAGGTGAACGTGATCCGCATTCCGGATTTCATGCAGAACCTCGGCAACGCAGAGTATCGCGCCAAGATCCTTGAGCGCTATACGCTCGCGGCCACGGCGAAGGGCATCAACGGCGACCTCCTCCTCGATAAGGAAGAGGAATACGAGCAGAAGACGGCTAGCTTCGCCACGCTGCCCGACGTGCTGATGTCGTTCCTGCAGATCGTGTCTGGCGCGGCGGACATTCCCGCCACGCGGTTGCTCGGACAGTCGCCGGCCGGCATGAACGCGACCGGCGAAAGCGACCTGCGCAATTACTACGACCGCCTGCAGGCAATGCAGACCGTCGAAATGACGCCGGCAATGGCGCGCCTCGACGAGTGCTTGATCCGGAGTGCCCTCGGCTCGCGCGATCCGGACATCTACTACGAGTGGGCCCCGCTCTGGGGCATGTCGGAGAAGGAGAAGGCCGAAGTCTTCAAGATGAAGTCGGATGCTGCTCGAGCTCTGGCCGGCACCAATACTTCACCGCCGCTGCTGCCGATCGATGCCCTGTCGGACTCGCTGGTCAACACGTTCATCGAGGACGGCTCGCTGCCTGGTCTCGACGCGGCGATTGAAGAGTACGGCAAGCTCGCTGAGCAAGAGCCGGATGATGACGAAACGCGAGCAGCGGCCGGTGCTGAGCCGACACAGGGCAGAAGCTAGTCACTGGCGAGCTAGCGCTGCGGGCTTGAGACAATATTGAAAAATCGAAGGTCACCGCAATTGTTATTCCAGTGAGTGCAGAAGGCTTTCAATGATTTCTCGGGAAGACTGAACGCCCGCAACAAAGATGCGAGCGCTATCGATGGCCACCAGTTCAAAGACGTCGTAGGTTCTACCTCGGGGGCCAAGATCCGCCTTTGCTGTCCATAATGCTTCTCCGGCTAACATTTGGTAATTTAATCCGCTTATTTCGAAGCCGAGGTATTGCGCTAGTTCTTCTATATGCGTCTGATCTTCGCGGCGCCTGAAATCGAGATGAACGCCGCCTAGCTGATTGGCGTGGATGGATAAGATATCGCGGCGCTTGTAGAAGTTCCTCTTCCAGAAGAACATCTTCTGCTCAAAAAACATCTTTGAGGGACGTAGAATTCGTTCTGTGCTGTCAAGCCGCCGGCTTAGGGGCGAGCTGCCGTCTTCCTTAATGAGCGAGGGATTTGGAAGTACGGCGCTAAAGGCGAAGCCATTTAGGTCGATCATTGTCATCCAATGCTCAACGTTTCCGTCTTCGCATTGCGCGATTGTGTTTGGCATCTCGAACAAACCAAACCGAACGATGTGAGGGCGAAGCCGGCTCTGCACCTTATGAAATAGTTGTTCACAGATCCACCTTCGCAGGATCGGAGCGATCAGAGCGCGTGCGGTTTGCGGCGTCGGAAGTTGCCGCTCCGTCAAGGCTTCATGAAGAAGAGCAACATCTTCTAGCAACTGGAAGATCAGCTCTCGGTCGTTTCTGTGCATGGGATTCCCGCCAATTTCCTGCAACATAGAGCGGAAGACGACGCAGATGCAATTCACCGACGCTGTAACTATGGCGGGCACGCGACGCACCGCCGATGGCTACCTTGTTGCGGATGTCCGCACCGCGCGCACTGGCATCCAGCTCTATGCCGGTCATGAGGTAGGCAAGCCGGAAATGGCAACCGTCAAGGTCTACCGGCCCGAGGACCAAGTCTTCGACAAGGCCAGCCTCGGCAGCTACGCGCACAAGCCGGTGACCAACGATCATCCGGACGAGGCGGTCACGGCCGACAATTGGAAAGCGCTTTCCGTCGGCCAGATCGGCGACGAGGTCGCCCGTGACGGCGAATTCGTCCGCGTTCCGCTCATCGTCATGGACGGTGCCACCATCGGCGACATCGAGGGAGGCAAGCGCGAGCTCTCCGCCGGCTACACCTGCGATCTCGCCTGGGAACCGGGCACCACGCCCGAGGGCGAGAAGTACGACGCCATCCAGAAAGATATCCGGATCAACCACGTCGCCATCGTGCAACGCGGCCGCGCCGGATCAGAAGCTCGCATCGGCGACGGTGTGAGGTCGTGGGGCGCTGCCCCGTTCACCAGTGATCAGAAACCGAAAGAGGACAAGATCATGAC